TTACATGGAGGGTCGACTACGCAACGTTGGTATTGTGTTGAGCGATGCAGAGTATAAGAAGGCGTGGATTTCGAGCACGGACAAACTGCTGGGGGAAGACCCATCATGAAAGCATGGTATGTCTACCGGGCTTTTGATGAGGGCGGGGAACAAGAAGCAGACATTGTGCACGCCGAAAATCGCACCTCTGCCAAGAGGCGAGCATACAGCCTGCCGTTTTTTGACGTCGACAACTGGGTCACGGACATCGGCGCCCGGCGAGTGCCAGAGCTGGACGACAAACCAATCACCGATCTAGCATACCTGGCGCACGGCTTCGGCGTCGAGTGCGAAAAGTGTTCGGTCTACGTGTACGGACTGGAGGATTGCGTAATTGCATTCGGCAAGATCTACTGCGTCGAATGCGGCGAAAGCATTCTCAAAGATGAATATGTCGAGGCATTGTATGCTAAGGAGGATCCATCATGAGCAAGCGCCCAAACTGGCCGAAGTGCCCGAAGTGTGAAACGCCGTGTGTCGCTATTGTTGAAATTTGCGAAGTCACCAGATCGTGGTACGCAACTGACGCGTGTGATGACCCGAGCGTGATCGGCCCTGATCCTACAGGTATATGGATATTTTGCGACAAGTGCAGAGACGACTTTGAGCTTGAAGGGATATTCGAGGCCGATCCAAAATGGTGGGAGGAAGTCGAATGAGCAAGCGCAAGTGGCACGACATCACGCGGGCGACGGGGGACCCCAAGGACTTGCCGACACGACGGAGTCAATACCTTGTGGCGTTCAAGGGCAGAAAGCATTGTCGCGGATGGTGGTTCAATCCAGATGATAAGATTTCAGTCTTTATGTTCCGCGACAGCGTCATCGCCTGGCGCGAGATGCCGAAAGCGTACCGCCCGAAGCCGCGCAAGCAGAAGGGGTAGGTGTTCGAGCACGAGTGCGAAGTGGATGACGGACCGGACGGTCAGGGTCTTAAGGTGGTTGAAGTAACGGTCGAAGGTTATGGAGCCGTCCTTTCGATGGGTGAATACGGGTGGCGTGATGATTTGCGCGCAATGTGGGGCGAAGGCGCAAGTCAGTATATCGCGCTAACCAAGCGCGGCACTCCGCTTCACGCGCGCGTCACGGTGGAGATCAGCGATGACAGCAAGGTGAGGGGGCAAGATGCCTGAAATCATGACGCGCCGTTGTCGGGTCACGGAATGCGGAGATGTCGAGGTGTATCTTGATGATAGCAGCGGGAGCGGACTGATTTCCACAATGGCACATGAGGCATTTCGAGACCTGTTCGGACTACGGGGGCGTTTCTACGCCGAACCAGGTGATGAATTTGACCTGGATATGTGGACAAATGCGTACAACGTCAGCCGAGAGGTAAACCATGGGTGAGCACTACGAGAAGGCAACCTTTCACCGCGACACAGCTACCGGTAGAACGTGGGTAGAGCATTGGCCTAAGCTGTGTCTGATGTCGCCCGAGTTCATTTTGGATGGCTCAGGCATTGAGGTTGATGGTGACTTGGTCAACGGCGCAATTGTCACGGTTCGAACAACAGACGAGGTACAGCACTATCGACTCAAGCGCGATCCCGAATGGCGCGCGTGGATTGCCGAACTGATCGACGACGCGCCAGAATTCCCTATTGACAAGAACGCCGTTACGTGATAGGATAGGACATCACACACAAGGAGAGTAACAATGCAACCATACGATTTCACGGAGGGCGCACGCGTATCATGCGGCGACGGCAAGACGGAGATCCTGTTCTACGAGATCCCCGAGTACGACAACGAGGGTGTCAACGATGGCGAGCCGTTCCTGGTGTGCATCGATATCGCCGACCAAGACAGCTTGCCACACGCGACACTGTATGTGCGCGTGGAAGATTGGCCCGCGTTCGTCCAGAAGGTCAACGCGTTCGAGGCCACACGGCTGGCGCGCGTCGCGAAGTGGCAGGTGGCGAACAGCGCGTGAGCTACGGTCGCGCACGGGGGATTGATGACGATGGCCGGTGAATATCTTGTTGTCGTAGACAACCTAGTGGCACACATGGATCCCGCCAAGGCTCGCGAGCTGCTGGCGATGAATGACGATGATTTTGGCGCAGCGCTAGCGCAGATGTGCTCCGCGATGTCCATCGCGCCAGCGGAAGGGGATGGCGAATGATGACTGATGAAGAACTGATGACCGACGAAGAACTGGCGCAGATTGAGGCGCGCGAGAAGCGCGCGTCTCTGTGGTCACCTCAAGACATCTTGCTGAAGGGAAACACGGTCCAGTCATATGCGATAGCGGGAGTATGTAGCGGCATGAGCCCCAATAAGCTAGGTAACGTTACGTTCATTGCCCATGCCCGCGAGGATGTGCCGGCGTTGGTCGCGGAGGTTCGCCGCCTGCGCGCCGAGCTTGCCGAGCACCGGCAGCGAGAGAGGATGGGGTGCGGCCATGGATGATTCCACCTGCACATGGGAAACGCTGGTCGCGACGAGGAAGGAAGTCGAGGCGCTTGGCCCGTTCCCGCTGCGTCTGTGGTTCATCGGCATACCCTACGGGACGCAGGCGTGTATTGAAACACTCCTGCGAGACGCGGGGGGCGAGTTGGCCGATGCGCCAAGAGGCCTTGACAAACTCTTCTCATTCGCGCTTGAAGTGGCGGCGTTCAATCCCCTGTCGGACAAGTGTCCACTCGGCGACTACGCGCCATGGTTTGCGCGACGCGCCCTTCCAGGCGTATGGATTGAGATGTCAAACGGCGAACATCAGCGCTTGGACCTGGACGAAGGCGTGCTCAGAGACACGCTACGGGCGGCGCTGGTGGAATCGATGAAGGAGAAGTGGAATGCGTAAGATCAACGTTGGTGACCGTGTAGTCCTTGACAGCCACCACGGCGGACGAACCTGGGCAACAAGGTGTGGCGTCGTTATGGGTATTGCAGACGGTAGAGCTACGGTGCGATGGGGTGGCGAAACAGAGAGTCACGATCATCCCTTGTCCATCCTTGTCGCGGTGACAGATCGAGTCCCCGAGCGCATTGGAGAATCGCCAATCAACAAGTTCGCGATTAATGGGCTGAAGACCATCAGTGAACGCATCCTCTCCATGTGGCAGCAGACGCTACCCGTCTCTTCGCCACCGCAGGCGCAACCCGAGATCATGGAGTGCCTTGAGGCGATATGGCGGGACAGGGACACGTGGAAGCGCGCTTGTCTTGAAGAGCGCGAGGTTGTTGCCGAGCTTGGTGCAGGTGATAATGCGCTGTCGTGGATCAAGGCATTGCGCCGGCAGAATGCCGCGCTGGTTGCAGAGAACAGCCGCCTAGAAAAGGAGTTGCACGACACACTCGCCGCGGTCAATTCGGCGCATCACCGCATTGACGCCTTCTTGGTGAACGAGCGCAAGCTCATGGATCGCGTCGTCAAACTGTCCGACGACCTTGAGACGTTGCGAAGCATGAACAAGGTAGCGAACGAATGGATGTCTCATCGCAATCGAGAAGCAATGGACATTGTGCGAGAGTTGGCAAAGTGGACATGGCTACAGCCGGGCATGGCACGTCTGATAGGGCGGGCGCGCACACTGATTGAGAAGGAGAGGATGGCGAAATGAGCGACTGTGCAATATGTGGTACCGATTTGAGCAAAGACCTGTTCGCCAGCGTAACAGATGATTCTGTATGCTGTATATGCAAAGTGAAATACATTGGCGGCTTGTCATCGCGCGACAGGATTCCCGTGGTGCGTGCCAGCTTGGGTCTCAAGGATGGCGAATACTTGGCGCAAGACAATGCGCAAGAAGCAGCGAGAATTCTCGGACGCCGGGGACGGTGATGATGTGTAAAGGAGAGCATGATGAGCGACTTCGGGCCAGGTGATCGCGTGGTGTACGCCGGAAAGCTAGTTCCAGAATGGAAAGGGATGGTTGGAACGGTCTCGGAAATGTGGGATGGTGGCGATGGATGCTTGGTCATATTTGACGACTACGGGGTCGGACGCTGGGGTATAGCATGCAAAAACCTTAGGCATCACACGGGGCACACGTTCCACGTCGGCGATCGCGTAAAGTACATTGGCGACAAGGTGAAATGGAAGGGACACACTGGCACGATAACGGTACTGCGCGGCAATGATAACGACGGACCGTATGTCGAGATAAAGTGGGATGACCCGCCGTACGGCTGCGACGCAACCGCCGCGCCCTACGAGAAGAACCTCATGCGCATCGACGAACCGCGCCCCTTCAAGGTCGGTGATCGTGTGCGGTACCGTGGCACGTTCTCGTATGAATTGGAAGGGAGAATTGGAACGGTTGTAACCAGATGGGAAAATGGTGACGGTGCCAGAATTATATTCGATGGCGATACTAGAGAACATTCCGTGGCATCCATAAGCATCGAGCACTACAAGGACCCTGGTCCGGCGTTCCATGTAGGCGATCGTGTCACGTGTGTTGGGACCTATCGCGCCAAGGATAGCAAGAACGGAACGATCAAGCGGCTATGGGAGTCTGGCACGGGCGCAGATGTTCAGTTTGATGGCGACAAGTACACGATAGGGGCACGGTTCTGCGACCTTGCCCACTACAAGGACCCCGTGGCGAAGTTAGCGGTTGGTGATCGCGTGCGGTACGTGGGGCACGTGAAAGAGTGGTCGGGGTTTGTCGGCACGGTGAAGGGGTTCGACGCCTGGCATATTCACGTTTGGGTGAAGTGGGACGATGCGTCCTTCGGCCTCAACTCAATCATGAATGAGTACCTTGTGCCAGATAACAGCGAGCAGCCCGCCGCGCATCCACCATTCAAGCAGGGCGATCGCGTCAAGATCATGGATCCTGGTAGTCCATTCAATTTTCAACTTGGCACGGTGAGGTTCTTCAGCGACACGAAGGTATACGTCAGGCCAGACACAGCCAACATGGCCTATGGATTCCATGACTGCCACCTGATGCATCTTCCCGCGCACGTGAGCAACCACCGGTGCACGATGGACTCCAGCGCGCAATACGTCGATAGGCGCGAGTTGCCAACTGAACACACTGTGACCGTTACCGTCAAGCCGTCGCCGTGGTTGCGCAAGGCTATTGACAACCTGGCGAAGAAGATGGACGCTGAGGTCAAGAAGGGGCTTGCCGGGCAGGTGGCAGACGCAGAGGCGGAGATGTGCGAGCTACGGAAGCGGGTTGAAGAGACACTTGCAGAGAACAACCGCCTGAATGCAGACTGCGACAAACGGCGCGGCGAGAACAAATACCTGAACCAGGAATGCAACCGCTGGCACGATCGGTTTTACGAAGCGCTTGACGAGCGCGACGCGCTGCGCGCCGAGAACGCGAAGCTGAAGGACGAAGCCAAGACAGACGAAGAGCGTATTGTCTATCTAACCAAGGCCCGCTCAGAGTTAGCTGATTCGTGGAGCAAAACTTGTAGGCGACTAGATCGTGCCATGCGCGTCGTAGAAGCCGTTGCGGACCTTCCGTCCGATGGCGGATTCGTGGTCTGGACAGACGCGGAGCGTGTCATCGAATCAGCGCGTGAAGTCATTGCGGCCAACGGGGATGTGTGCTAGAATAGCCACAGCCTCGTGTACCATGTGTACAAGGAGATCAGACGGCGCCGCGGAGATCGCGGCGTCGTCTGTTTCGGAGATTGACGGGCCGTGGTATGATTGGGTTGGCTCCCCCAGTTGCTTCGGTGGCTGGGCGCGACGGCTCTCCACGTGGGAGCCGTCTGCTTTTGTGGAAGTGAGATTTATAGGGCGTCTAAAGAGTGCACTCAGGCGCTCTTTGCGTTCTGCATCTCGCCAATCAACACAGTTTTCGATTCCAGGCCACACCGACAGTTAGTCATGCATTGTGAGTTTTCCCCTGGAATTGGGAGTACCCCGTGTGGCTGCCATCCTTGCCCTGCGTAGTCCAAACATGATGGGCAATGCTCCGCCGTGCCAAGCACCCTTCGTTCGATGATAGTATATCCCGGCTTGGGTATTGGATAGTTGCCGCGATACGTATGCCAGTACTCGCGCCGCGCATTGCCCATGTACATGCCGGCGCGATTCAGCGCCTGTGCCTCACTGATCTTGCCAGAAATGATGTCCTGCGCAAAGCCGTTGATCCGGCGATAGTCCGCCTGCAGGATGCCACCCATCCGCCCATAGTCCGCTTGTGTCAGGCGATCCCACCCGCCCGCGCCGAGCGCCCCAAACTGCAGGTGAGCCTGGAGCAACTCTGCCCGGAAGCGCGCCGTAAATACAGATGGCGAGATCTGCCCACTCATGAACGCCTGCGTCAAGCGCCCTACTTCCATCTCGCGCTGTAGGACTTCGCCGTCAAGTAGGCTCAGAATGCTAGAACGCGCCACGAAGCGGCCCGTCTTGTTGGAGATGTAGCGCGCGGCAGACTTGTTGTAGCGGTATCCTGGCAGTACTTCGTCAAGCGGCATTGGCGGTCCTCATCTGTTCATCATCGCGCGCATCCAACAGGCGCTTGGCCCAGTTCGGGACCGTCTCGCGCGCATACCAGTCCGTGCGTGCATCCTGGACGGTCACTTGTGTGATCTGCGCGTCCTCTGGCGCGGCCTCAGGGCCAGGCAGCCACGTCGCCGGATCTTCACCTTGCGGCAAGTTGCGCAAAACCCATTGCACGGCGGCTTCAGCCTCAGCCAATGATGTACCAATCTCCAGCAATGCAGCAAGTTGCGCTTCGGCCCACTTCTGATGCAGTGGCGGCATTAGTAGCCCCCTCCCAGCGTGCGCGCGGCGGCCATAAAGATCGCGTCCATTTCCTCGCGCGAGTCTGCCCCTACCAGATTCCATAACCGCTTGGGTGGTTCTTGCTGTGCATCGGACTGCGCGCCGTTAGCGTTTACGCTTGCATTGCTAGCGCGAGCATCCCGGTTCGCTACAGTGCCCGCCGCGGCCCCAAATAGTTCTTGTGGTGCAACAATTGGGGCGTTTGGATCGTTATTGGTACTAGATGACGTCGCGCCGCTTTTACCCACTTCTGCGAGCAATTTGTCGCCACCATCCTCCAGTGGATCGAGTTTGGCAAACTTGCGCATCTCGTTAACGGTGATGACCTTCTCCATCACGGCGATAGGCACATTGCCCCACGGCGCGTCGTCATAGCCAATCGCAGAACGCACCTCGTTGGGGGTGACGACCGATGAACGCAGATTCATTTCGCGTTCGGCGACTTCCTGCGCTGCGTCGCGTGGCACAACGTCAAGACACCGCAACTCCGCGTTGTCTGGATACAAACTCATCAGTTCAGCGTTCAGGCGCTCGATGATGCGCGTCAGCATGGGTAGCAGCGTGTACTTGGCAAACAGGTATTCGCCAGTCTGGGCATTGGCGCGATTGACGTCTTCAGCCATCAGCAAGGCGGGATGCACACGCTGGGTCAAAAACGAATCCTGCCGATTCATCTTGCGGCCCTCGATGTACTCCGCGTCGCGCAAGTTCATGCCGAGATCTTTGAACTTGAAGCCGTCCCACAGAAAGGCGAGCTGTCCGGCCTTGTCTGGGTTGCCCGTGTAGGTGTCTTGCCAGTACTGCTCCATCATCTCCTTCTGGTCAGGCTTGAAGGTCTCCTTGTCGCTCTCGACAACCCCGGAAATGCGCGCCGAGTTCTTGAATGTTGCCAAGTTGTGCCGTTGTGCGGCGACATCGGCAGACAGCGCATAGGATGCCGGTTCTATTGGGGAGAGGCCGGCGAAGTCATTGAGAGGATGGAATGTGCGCAGATGGATGACGTCCTCGGTCAGGATGGGAAATTCCTTGCCGCCAACCTCGTAGTTGTAATAGACGACGCCATCCGCGTTGCTGCCAACTGGCGTGATGCGGTCCGGGCGCAAGGGCAAGAGCATCATGGGCGGGCGCTTGGGGGACGATCTGCCACCCATGTACAAATACGCATTGCCGGCCAGTCGCAATGACGACACGATGCTTTCGATGACCGTGAACTTGTCCAGCGATAACCACTCCATGTTGGGCGCGGGCTTGCGCAGCAGTTCCAGCACGGGGTGTTCGTAGAGCCGCTCGGCGTCCTCTTCCTTGCCCGCGAACACGGCGATATCGGTCATGGCGGCGGCTTCAGCCAGCAGCGATACGGCCGCATACATGGATGGGGCACGGCGATAATACTCCGCCTGGCGCGCGTACGTGAAGGGCTCGGGCACACCATCGCCATAGGCGGCCATGCCCCCCATCTGCGACCACCAGGGTACGAGTTGCCCCGTCCTGGTCTTGCCGACAATCTCCGCCTTGGGCTCCAGGCCAAAAAGCGCCAATGCCCGATCGACCGTAGACATGAAGTTAGCTGCCATCGTTCGCCTCTACTTTCGTCGCGTAGCGGCTCATGATCGCGCCCGCAATCAAGGCGACGATCAACCATGCCACCAGCGCAAACACGCACCACCAATCCAGGTAGATCACGCGCAGGAGCATCAGCCACACCAGCGCGAAGATGCTAGTCCAACTCAGGGTCGCTACCAGCTTTGTTATCCGCATCCTTCTTGCCGTACCTTTCCTTCAGCCAGTCCAGCATGGACTTGCCGGTGTTCCTGGACGCGATCACGGCCAACGCGAACGCGTCTGCTCGATCGTCATGCTGTCCCGGTGGCGCAAGCAACGTTGACCCGTCAATACTAGCCAACTCTTCATAGGTGGCGCTGTTGTGCACCAGACAGGCCTGATCCTTGAACGCGTCTGCGCATGCGTCATACAGCAACGCCTTACCCTTCGAATTGTTCAGCCAGCCGCGCTTTCCGTCGTAGCCGTTTTCTAGTACGACCTCGGGTGCATTGTCGTGCAACCACAGCAACACCGCGTGACCGTGGTTGTTCCGCTCCACGAGCACGTTTGCCCGGTTGTACCACTTTGACAACGCGTTGAGTGTGGCCCCAAACTGCGATGGTTGCAGGTGCTCGGCCAGGCTTGCTACCTGCTCGCCAGTGTCGGCATCAATTACCTCCAGCGCCGAATTGTCGCTGGTTGGATTGCCTTCTGCCGGATCCCCGCCGATACCGTAACTTCTGCCTGGCATAGGCGGCCTGAATACTCGCAATCCCGGCAATGACGGCACGTCAAATAGTGCGCCATCGTTCCCCCCGACCTGAACCAGCGGGCGCAACTCTTCGTAGCACTGCATCAGCCATTCGGGCGGGATCCGCTTGTCCAGCGTCTTGGCGGCCAAGGCCTCTTCTGGCGTGTCTGGGTACTCCTGCCACAGTTCGTCTTTCGCGCCCGTCCGAGCTAAGACATCGCGCTTCTGCGCCTCGTACCATTCCTGTGTGCGCTCGGGTCGCGCCCGCCAAGACAGAAATACCGGCTTGTAGTCGTTTTCGCCCCTGCGCGCCGCTTCGTAAATGCGCTTGAATGCCGACAAGGGCGTCTTCTTGTTGACCGTACTGAGCAGCGCCAGCTGTCCGCCCGCGTCCACCGTGGGCTTGACGTCCGTCAGCAACCCGTTCAGATCCTCAATGATGTCGGCTTCGTCAATAATCGCCAATGACGCTGTATACGATCGCCCGCCCGTGGTCGGAAAGGCCAGGGCGCGCGATCCATTGTTGAGCCGTAGCTCATGCGTTGACCGGCTACGCGTGCCCGTGCGCATCCAATCCGGCAACCGGTCATACATGCCAGTCAGCCGGAAGTAGAGCAACTCCACCGCCTCATCGTCACGGCGCGAAAACAAGAGCACGGTCGCGGCCGGATGAAACACCATGAGCCACAGTGCATACGCCAGCATCAGCCACGACAAGCCCAACTGCCGCGCCTTGAGAATGACAATCAGCTTGCTTAGCCTAACATCCTCCAACACGCGCTCTTGCGCCGGCCACAAGTCGAACGGCAGCCAATCTTCTTTCTTGTGCGCATCGTAGATCTTGACATAATCGCGCACGAAGTGAACTAGATCATTCTTGCAGCGTTCCCAGTCCGCCTGATGTTCGCCGTGTTCCTCTTCGATGAGCATCTCACCGAGGATCAACGGCAACGAGTCTTGTAAGCCCTTCGCTGATTGCAATGAGAGCATCGCGGTCCTTCACGTGTTCCTTGACCAGGCCGGCAATGGCGGCTATCAGCACCATGGCCTTTTCCGCCGATATCATCTGCTGCATTTCGACAAGCCGCTTGCGCTCTGACTCCACCAACTGTTTACGCATAATAAGCGTGGACCGTATGTCTATCCAGGCGGCATTGTCTTCGAAGCCATTCTTGATCAACGCGCCGATGGCGTTCAGCGCCTTGGCCTGCGCGGCGTGGTCACCGTCCTGTCTCGCCGCAACCATCTCGTACCACGTGACCTGTAGGCTTTTCCAGATGGCGCCGGATTCGCCGGTGTCCACCCGTAGCAACAAGTCGGCAAGCCGGGCATCCACAACGGCAATCTGGTCGCGCAGCTCCAGCAAGTTGTTATCGGCCAGCGCATCGTTGTAGCGCTCCATCAGCCGAGCCGGTAGGTACTTCGAGTACTTGCCGGTTTTGAACGACGGGGACGCCACACCAGACAGTGACTTTCCGCCGTGCACGTAACACACATTCTTGCCAACCATCGCGTGACGGGTACATTGTTTCCCCGTGCTCTTGGCTTTTGCGGTGCACTGCATTATGAGGTCTCGACTCTACTATGGGGTGCATCCCCCCTATAAACCAACCCAAAATTCACTCTTGACATTCACCCTCACCTATGCTATTATGTTTCTAGCAATTACATTCTCGGAGGTGAAACTTGGATGATGCACTCACGAACACGATAGGCACAGAAGAAGCCGCGGCTTTCCTTGGCCTGTCGCAAGCTGGCGTGCGGTACCACCTGTACCGCGTCAAGGACCTGCGCCCCGACTTCAGGGACGGGAACAAGATTCTCTTCCTGAAGGATACGCTTGTCGAGTTCAACAAACGCAAGCGCAAACCAGGGCGTCCGGGCCTAGAACCAGACTGACCGCTTGACATAAGGGAATCAGTGCTTAGTTGCACTGGAACCCCATAGCGTCTTGCGGATGACGTCTGGAATGCTAACGGGTTTGCGGATTACTCGCATGCTCCGGCTTGCGTTTGCCTCAATGGCGGCCTTTTCCTCGTGGTATACCTGTAGGCCGCGACCCAGCACCATGAGCACCAGGACAACGATGGGTAACCATGGGGCAGCCGGGAAGAGTTGGGGCAGTTGGTCCACCAGCAGCGCGATAACCGCAATCCAGACGGCGTTAGGGATTTCGGGTAGTTTGATGCGCATGTGTCAAGTACCTCCATGCGCAGTATAGCACATGGTGTTGAAAAACACACTATGTCAATTTCACGTCAGGTAGATTCACAAGGAGAGAGAGATGGCAGTAAAGACACATGGTTATCGGCTGCACGTGGAGTTCATTACTCCCGTGCTTGGGACTCAGTCAACGCGTGAAGTAGCGACCGAGTTTATCGCCAAGAAGTCCGGCTTCGAGATCCCCCAGGATGAACAGGAAACACTCCCCGAAGCGCTGGAACGCGGAACCACCGTCTTTCACCGCAAAGACGACAAGCCGGTCTACTACGATTATCACATCCTCGGATTCCTGCGTGAAGCCGGATCTGTCCTCAATGGCAAGGTGACCGGTGGCGTCAAGAATCTCCGCAGTAAGGTTGAGAATAACGTCTTTGCGTTCCCCCGGCAGATTGAGCTACACGTGCCCGATGGAGCGGACTACGAGCCTTACAACGAGCGTGCGCTTCGAGCCAAGACGGCGCGGGGACCGCGCGTTACCCTCGTGCGATCCGAGCAGTTGCCAGAAGGCACGTGGTTTGACGCCATGCTGGAAGTGATCGACGGCGAGATCACAGAGAACGTCCTGCGCGACTTGTTCGACTTCGGTTATTTGCGCGGCTTCGGTCAGTGGCGCACGGGTTGCTGGGGCCGGTTCGTGTACACGTTGACCAGCGACGAAGAGAAGCCAAAGGCCAAGGCAAAGAAGGTCGCGACGGATGATTCCGTCACGACTATCTCGGGGATCCCCGTCATGCTGATGGAGGCACAACATGGATGATGGTTCAGAATATGAATACGTTGATACGGTTCGAGTGCACTTTTATGTGATTGATGACGAAGCGCGAGCATTGCGTAAGCTTGCCTATCTTGAATTGCGCACACCGCGCGACCAGGTGCGTTTCATGTTACGCCAGGAGCTTACGCGGCGCGGTTTGTTGCCGGTTGCGAAGGCCGCCGCGGATGACTCGACTACGACCAGCGCGGGCGTGCCCGTCATGGTGATGGAGATGAGCGATGCCGAAGTATGACATTGGCAGCAAGGTGGCTTACAGGCACGAAGATGGCCGGCGCGTCGTCGGGCACGTGGTTGACTACTCGCCACATAGCGATCACTACACGATTCGCTTGCCAGAAGAACTGGTAACCGTCGACTCCGAGAACATCACTGCTGTGCCGAAGTACAACGTCGGCGACAAACTCAAGTACCGCAGTTCCGTAGGGTTCATAATTCCATGCACCGTGATTGCTGTCCACGAGCATGGTAAATTCGGACGCAAGTATGAGGTTCGGTTGGAAGGAAACCGGTGGCAGAATATCCCCATGCATCTTTGCGAAGAAGACATCGTAGACACACCAAGTGAAAACCCAGTGCCGCCTGTGGGCTCACGCGTCTTCTATCATGACTTCTCACATGCCGAGAGCGCGTGGAGCGGCAGGCTTGGTACTGTTGTTGGTCTTGCGGTGGGTGGTGTTCATGTGCAATTTGACGGCGAGAAAGACACGTGGAACTTGGAAACGGCCAAGGTGCACCTGGTTGACGACGCTTATGGATTGTTTGCGAACAACGACGCCCTCAAGTTAGCCAACAAGGAGATCGTTGTCCTCCGCGACGCGCTAAACTCCGCGAACACTGAAGCAAACACGCTGCGCCGTTGTGTCGACAGAATTCATAGGCTTACCCATGAAGCACTGGGCCTAGATGATGACTAGGCATTGGCAGAGATCCGTCTTGCGACGCGCTGGCATAGCATGGCACGGTAACGCAACGGCGCCGCGTGGCGTCGCTCGGCAGTGGTAAAGTCAGGCGTAGCACAGTATCAGCATAGTACGGTCATGTGGAGCGGCGGCAAAGCGAAGTAAAGTCCCGCGGCGGCATGGTCTAGTCCAGTCGAGTCCCGCGCGGCAATGGCTTAGCGCAGCAGGGCGTTGGCACAGCGACGTGTCGCAGCGCGATGGCGTGGCCTAGTGCAGTCGTGCAGTGGCACAGCTTGGCGAAGTCTCGTTTGGCACAGCAATGGCGAGGTATTGCGCGATTCGGCAAAGGCGAAGCGGTGTCCTGCACGGCAACAGTCTAGCGTGGAACAGTCAGGTATTGCCGGGTGTTGCGAGGCGTTGGCGAGGCGAGGCTTTGTGAGGCGTTGGTCCTGCATAGTTGGGTGATGCATTGGCAGGGTTCGGTCAGGCACTGCGCTGCGCTGGTAGTGCTCGGCAGTGTTAGGCATTGGCAAAGCGTTGTAGGCCGCTGTCCTGTCTCGTTCTGCATGGCGATGGTCAGGTGAGGCGCTCTAACGTGCCGCGGGGGCACGGCGCTGTTTTGCGGCCCTATGTTCTGCAATGGCGAAGTTCAGCCTTGTGCCGCGAAGGCATAGCCTGGCACAGTTCAGCATGGTAACGGTCTTGTTTGGCACACTGATGTCTAGCAACGGCCAAGCACAGCAAGGTCCGGCAATGGCATAGCCCAGTATGGCAGTGCGACGGCAAAGTTCTGCTTGCGCCGCAATGGCGAGGCATTGCCAAGCACAGTTTTGTCCGGCAATGGCAAAGCGTGGTTACGTTTGGTAATGGCATGGTGCAGCAAAGTAACGCATCGGTAAGGCCAAGTGACGTTTGGCGATGGTGTGGCATAGCTGCCTGCGGCAAAGTAACAGTGAGGTAAAGCTGAGTCATGCAGTGCAACGGTAAGTCCTCAAAACGATTGGCAAGGCCCGAAGGGGGAAACAATGGCAAAACGGTGGTTCCACTGGAAGAAGTTAGGGCGATACGTCGAGATCGACACAACCCGCACGTGCAAGAACTGCGGCGCGGTGCATCCATACCTCGGAGGCGAATCGTACACGCTTCGTCAGTCTCTGGGCGCAAAGATCATCTGCCCAGTCTGCGACCACGAGTACGAGATGCGCACAAGCCAAGAGATTGTTCTGGGCCTTATCGAGCACATCGGGCACGTTGAGGCGGAGCGCGACTACTGGAAGAACTTGTGGTACAACGGCGGATACAAGAACCGGCCAGCACCGCGAGATAGGCCATGGGACATCAAGGCCGTTGACGGCTCGCCAACCATCGTCTCAGGGCCGGCACTGTGTCCAAAGTGCGGCAAGCAGCAGGTTGAACTACACGCCGGTGTGCTGTATCCTGGCAATGACCTTCCGCACATGGAGATTCGTTGTCCAGACTGCGGCCCGCTTCAGGCCAACCCCTACGAGCCGTCCGAGGATCCAATCAACAAGGATGCTCCACCGGTGAAGCCGTGGGCACCGCCGCAGGAGCAACTATGAGGTACTGTTCGGCCTGTCGAATTCGAGAGGGAACGATTCACGCATTCCTGATCATGGACATCGTCGCGCCCACTTCAACGAAGCATAAGGACGTGAGCTTCTGGCTATGTCCACAATGCGAGAAGCTCACACAGAAGACGTTCACGCGCAACGCCGACCAGAAGGAACGCGTTGCGCGCTTGCTTGCCGCAGAAGAACCGCGGTTCGCGAAAGGCAACAATGGTCAAGCAACTTGACATGGTCTTCCCAGAGGATCCCCCGCCGTCATCGTGGGCCCTGATGCGCGGCAACCATCCCCTGATGGAGCGCGGGTCCATGTGGCACTGCGCGTTGTATCACTTCGATGAGCACTGGAAACCGCGCTGGACGCAGGTGATGCAGTTCACGTTGGCTGAGGCGCGCGACTTCTTCGGCGACACGGTCCTGCTGGAACTTGAGAAGGCAGGGCCGAATGACTTCTTGTACTTCGAGCCGGGGGATGCGAAGCCGCTGTCGATCGGGAACTATCCTGGTGAAATGAAGATGCCGCGATTATGAAATGGAACACTTGACAAGCTAGACAATACGTGATAGGATGTGAGTAATGGAAAAAGAACAGTTGACCGTATCGGAGGCGGCACGATTGCTGGGAGTCAGTCCGGCAACGGTACGCAGGATGTTGGACAGTGGAGTCATCCAAGGATGGCGCATTCCTCTTGGAACGCGTCATCGGCGAATTCCGCGCGCCGAGATAGAGCGCGTCATGCAAGGCACGGGGCCAGAGGGGGATACGTCATGACCAAGCGATGCAAGCATACCCGCAACAATACGACACTCTTCAAGTTACGCGAGATCGGTACATATGCAATCCTGGGATTCCCGAATCAACACGAAAACCCTAGACCCCTATGGGACCGCAGCCAATGGAGCGTTACGGTCAGGTGCGGTGACTGTAACGGGAGATTTCACTTCACGTCAAACCGTTATCCCTTGTGGGTTGGCCGCATCGTGGCGAAGATGGCGCCTGAGTTGTTCGAGCCGAAAGAGCGAGACGATGCAGGGGATGTCGCGACGTGAGAATTGAAACCATGAAATGGGGCACTTGACAAAACGTTACGGAGTGTGATATCATGGACGTCATGAGATGGTACTACACCATGGGTGAGGCGGCGCAATTCTTTGGCGTTTCAAGGCAGAGCATATGGCGCTGGTGCTACGACGGCAAACTCAAGACAGTACAGTTGCCGTCTGGCAGGCGCGTGATTCTACGCGATGAAGTAGATCGCGTCATGAACGCTGGATCACAAGAGGGGGAACTGGATGGAGAAGAAGCGAAGGCACTTTCCGACATTTGATGGACTGGATGTCAGTTTGTCTGACGACGGTGAATACATCGAACTTTCACAGATGGATCCGTCTGGCGACCCGGATCACATGATTTTGATACCGCTACAGTTAGCCAAAACGGTCAGCATATGGCTCAGGGAAATTGAGAAGGAGTCCGGGTTTGACCAACAGAATAGGGAGAATGTGACATGACCGAAGAAATAGGCGTTCTTGCCGCGCGAGAAGAGACGCGGGTAGAAACCGGTAATCTAGAAGACAAGGAATGGAAGATCAGACCCAAGTGGGGAGCGACGATCTACATTGCAGAGTCATTGGATGACATCTTGATCACACAGGCTCGCGAGTCTGAAGACGGGTTAGTGTCGATAGCGCTAGATGACATCGACACTGTCTGTCAGTTTTTACAAGAGGCAAAGCGGGGAGCAATCAAGCTGCGCACCGACAAGGAATAAGGCATGGCAGACTTTCGCAGTGTCCAAACCAGGATGTGGCGCGAAGACGAATGGTTCATGGATTTACCCACAGATGCGCGTCTGTTCTGGATCTATCTCTTCACGAATCCGAGCGCAAGCATCTGCGGCATGTACCGACTACCGCCCCGCACCATGTCATTCGAGAGTGGCCTATCACATGAGCGCGTGTTGGAGTTGTTGGACCAGTTTACACGGGCGGGCAAGATCGCGTATGAGGATGGAGTGATTTGGGTAGTCCGTATGCGCGACAATCAACTGGGCGACAAACTCAGTAAGACACAGCGTATAGGCATCATCAAAGACATGGCCAAGATTCCCCCGTCTCCGTTGAAGGATCACTATCTAGACCACTATGGATACCCTATTGGTAGCCCATGCATGGCACCAGGTGAAGACGACGAAGGCCTAGATAGCCTATGCATAGGTCGCGCTACGTTACGTTACGATACTGTTACAGATACGTTACGTCACGTGACGTCATCGGAGCCTATGCAACTTTGCAGTAGAACAGATGATGAAAACGACGATATCACAAATGACCATGATCGTTCCCTTGAAAACTCCGAAGGTGTCTCTCCCAAAAAAGAACCAGTGAAACGCAACGTAACGCCCATGAAACGCCATGAAACGGTAAAAACCGATCGTAAGAAGTCGATTGACGCGGCCTCTGGGCTCTTCAACACGCGCGTGCACATGATCACAGGGGGATTACCGCGCGACGAGCTTGAAGAGTTAGCCGGCACTCTGTTCGACATGGAGGTTCCAGGGTGGTTTGAGATGGCGATAGACGCGGCCGAAGCCGCGGGAGCACGCAACTGGGCCTACGTGCGCGCGTGTATCAAGAACGCCATTCGGGAAAAGCGCCCGCCAAGCGCGAAAGGCAAGGGGAATGGAGCCAATTTCAGAGGTGGTAACCGCCGCAATCCAAAACGCAACGACCCGACCCCGGAGGATATCGAAGAGTGGAACAACGCCCCAATCATCGAAGAGTGAACCGTGCGCTACCTGCCACGGCATCAAGTGGGTCTTACCCAGAGTCGACGCGGAACACTTCTTGTTCGACATGCCGCAACCGTGCCCACAGTGCAACACCGGGCAAATGCACGTCTATCTATGCGCATTGCTCGGGATTCCTGCGGCGTTACAAGCAGCGGTCGCGGAACCTCCACGCAGGACCAAGGGCGGCGCGCAAGCAACGGCGCTGGTAAGGCGATTTGGAACAACCAATCAGGGCGTCTTGACCGTCAGTGGCCCCAATGGTGTGGGCAAGTCCAGGATCGCGGCGTCGATCGTGATGCAGGCCTATCGCGCCGAACGTAGCACCTACTACGTGCGGTTGCCAGTCCTGCTGAATGGCATCAGGGCAGGGTTTAGGGACGCGGATGCTAAGGCACGCTGGGACAAAATCATGGGCGTCCAGGTTCTAGCGCTTGACGAACTGACGCCTGGCGACAATGATTGGGAGCGGCGCGAGGTGCAACGGATCATCACGGAGCGCTATGAGTTGTCCATGGTGGATTGCGGCACGGTGTTTTGTACGGAGTGCGACATGACAGAGTTTTCGGGTCACGCGTACAGCAGGCTCACGGATAAACGCTGTGCGGTTGTGCAATTGGAAGGACCAGATTTGCGGAAGATCAGGGAGTGAAAGGGGGGAATAGGATGCGCATCAGTCTAAGGTGGTGGAATGCACGTAAGGACACAGAAGAGCGGGTCGCGGCACTGCAAGAGCAAAATAGGATTCTACAGGAACGGATTGATCGCCTTTTTGATCAGGAGCAAAAGTATCGCAGGCTGGCGCGTGCACTTGCTAGCATCATGATGCATGGTGAGATACGCGAAGAAGATGGACTTGTCAACGAGACCGTTGAGGTCCTTACTGGAGCGTCGCGTGGCACAACAACAAAAGCCGACTGAACGCCCTATCCCAGCCAACCCGGAGGCGGAGGAAGCCGTACTTGGTTCCGCCTTGCTTGACCCAGACGCGATCGTCATCTTGTCTGGCATCCTCAAGCGCGGCGACTTCTACCGTGAGAAAAACGGGTGGATCTATCAGGCAATGCTTGACCTCCACAACGAGGGCAAGCCGATTGACTTCGTTACCCTGGTTGACGTCCTGGAGCGCAACGACCAGCTTACACAGATAGGCGGCGCGAGTTATCTCACGGGCCTGTTGAACAAGGTTCCGTCTGCCATGAATGCCGAGCATTACGCGGGCATCGTCGCACGTGCCGCCACCTTGCGCAGACTCATCGGTGTTGCAGGCATAATTGCTAATCTTGCCTACGACGAAACGACACCAGCGACAGAGATTGTCGATAAGGCGGAAACGCTAATCCTCGGCATGTCTGAGCGTACGAGCCGCAACGAGCCCACACCCATCGGTGCGGGGCTGCGGGCCGTGGTGGATCGTCTGGACTACATCCAGCGCCACGAAGGCGAGCTGTTGGGTGTGCCCACGGGATTCGCTCGCCTTGACGGCCTGGTGGGTGGCTTCCAGAAGTCTGACCTGATCGTCCTTGCGGCGCGGCCAGGCGAGGGTAAAAGCTCATTCGCCATGAACATCAGCCTGAACGCGGCCAAGGACTACGGGCAGCGCGTCGGCGTGTTTAGCCTGGAGATGAGCAAGATCGAGCTGGCGCAGCGGATGCTCGCCACAGAGAGCGGAATTGACCAGAAGATGCTGCGGCGGGGCGGACTGAGCCCAGACGAATGGGCGCTACTGATGGAGACGGCTGGACGCATGGCCGAACTACCGATTTACATTGACGATTCAGCCAGCCTATCAGCGACTGAGCTACGCAGCAAGGCGCGCAAGCTCCAGGCGGAGCACGGTCTTGACTTCGTGGTTGTTGACTACTTGCAATTGATGACGGGGGACGCGCGGGCGACGAATCGGGTGCAAGAGATCGCGACGATCACGCGCGGACTCAAGGCGCTGGCGCGCGAGCTGGATGTGCCTGTGCTGGCACTGTCGCAGTTGTCGCGGGCGATTGAGACCCGTAGCGAGAAGACGCCAATGCTATCAGACCTACGGGAAAGCGGATGTTTGGCCGGCAGCAGCATGATCGAGATAGCTGGTACGGCGTGGCCGGAACGAATTGACTCTCTTGTTGGGCGAGACAACCTGTATGTCGGGGCCATGAACCTTGCCAGTAGGAAGGTTGAGGCAAGTAAAGCCGGTAGCATATTTTACTCTGGCGTAAAGCCGCTTTATCTACTACGGCTTTCCAGCGACCTTATGATACGGGCAACAGCCAACCACAAGTTTTTCGTCAAGGGAGCGGGATGGAAACGACTTGACGCTTTGACTTGCGATGATGAGTTGGCCGTCAGAAACGAGCGCTTGGCGATTTGTGACGTGTCGTGGGCGCGGTTTGTTTCGCGCGAGTATGCAGGAACCGGAAAGACGTATGACATAACCGTGCCATGTTACAGCAACTTTGTTGCCAATGGGATCATCTGTCACAACAGTATCGAACAAGATAGTGATATTGTCATGTTTATTAAGAAGCAAGACGCGGACGCCGCATCAGGCGGCTTGGCGAACGAGGATCTAGTGCGTATCGTCATCGGCAAGCACCGCAATGGGCCTACGGGCTCGTTTCCCCTCTTCTTCGACCGCAAGCGCACGCGGTTCCTGGAGCTTGAGACGGTGGAGAAGCCGCCGTATTGACATGTACGCGTTTCGCCGTTTTGGGTACACGTTCTGCGTACATGTCGCCAACGGGTACACGTGCAGGGAGTCGTATGTTTGACCTACTATTCGCACTCATGGTTACAGCAACCGTCACCGGCTATGCTCCATCTGCTGGTGGAATCAACTGTGACGGCAACTGCGGTGTCACGGCGGCCGGGCTGCAACCAGGGCCCACGATAGCCGCCTGTGGCGACGCGTGGCCGATTGGCGCGGTTCTATGGGTCAGGCGCGCAAGGCGCGTCGTCGTGTGTGGCGATCGCTTCGGGCCTGGAGCGCCGAGACGCGCGGTTGACTTGTGGTTCGCGACGAGGCAAGAGGCGCTGAAGTGGGGCAGGCGCGAGAGCCTCATCGTTTCCATCGGCAAGGTCAACTTGCACCGCGAGTAAAATTCCTTTGCATCAAAGTCCTCGTCGTTATAATTTTGAGCCAATTGTTATAATGCATCGTCCCCCACGAACCTTAAAGATTCGCGTCGCGTCGAAACTCGCGCGGATTCCCTATTGACATGCAGTGCGAGATATGCTATAATCATGGTGTAGTTAGGAAGTCAACCAAGCAACACGGAGGGATACGATGGGCAAGCGTGTGTCAAACCAGGAAATTGCAGCAATGATCATCACAACCAAATACAACGACTTTGCTCCAGCCATATACAATGTAGTTGACTACCGCAACGTTAGGGTGGCAAGCTTTTTGGAACCAGTTCGCGATGAGACTAGGGTTCCTAGCATCATTGCATACTATGAAGATAAGGGTTATATCTGTGAAGTTCGGGAGAATCGCGGCGACTTCATGGACACCATACAGAACGTGATCATAGTAACACACAACCCGGCTCAACACGTGAGTTTCCGTAGCTGGGGGGCTGCGGCTGCCTACGTGCGCAGCAACTACACGGCCCTTGCGGCCGCCAGAACAGCCTTTTACGCCAACGCCGACTAGATATTCCCACCCACAGGCGAGCCGGCGCCTAATCCGGCAGGAGAGTGACATGTCAAATCTAGGAGTGGGATACTTGATCAACGCGATGCTTCGTGGCAATGTAGAATCTGTCAATGTTGCGAAATCATCCTACGGCAAGACCATCGCGGCACTTGAGAAGGGCAGCCATGATGGCGAGGAAGCGTTGATCTTCACCTTCACCGATGGGGTAAAGATGGCACTGTGGGACGATGCCCGCTCATGTTGTGAGAGTCGGTACCTGCACACGGACGATGATCTGTCCAGTGTTGTGGGCGCAGAACTCGTATTGTTGGACGTGCGAGATGGCGGAGTGAAAGACGACGAAGACGGTAGTCATGAGTGGGCGTTCTTGCACATCATCACGGACAAAGCAACCGTGGTGGTAGAGACCCACAACGAACACAACGGCTACTACGGCGGCATTGATCCGCGATGTGAACTCATCACGGAAGACTGAAACAAGGAGAGAACATGACTAACCAACCACAGAACCAGAAGCAAGGCCGCGAGTTGGCGCCGCGGCAGGAACAGGACGCAGAGATCGTTGTTCAGCCAAGCAACAAGATCCCAGATGAGATCCTGCAAGTTGCTGCGACCCTTCACGCCATGGCGGTTGAGGGTGGAGGGGGTATCTCGAAGGCCGCCGCAATTCGCGCCGCACAGTACTTGCGCGATACGGGAGACACGCTTGGCCGCGACGTCTATCTGGGTACGAAGGGTAACGTTGCCGGCCAGATCATGGATGGCTATCAGGGCGTAGCAAAGCGCGTCAAGCGTGACTACTATGCCAAGTACCGCCGCCCAACAGCAGAGGAAATGGAAGACCATGAGATGGACCCCAATGGCAGCGCGCTTATCTGTGAGGTGTACGTTTACGACCTCATGGAGAGGGCGCGGCGAGTGGGGATGCCGTATGAACCAATAATCGGAATCTGCTACTACGGGCCAAGGGTGGAGTTTCGCGTTCCTCCGACGAAGACGCGCCGCTGGGTGCTTGAGAAAAACGCCCTCAAAGATGCGCTGCGTCACGTGTCTGGCGTACCAACAACCCTCGGCGAAGCCATGGAGATCGCGGAAGAGCACGGCGTAGACCCAGACCTGATCAAGGACCTTGACGGCATCACGCCACGGCAGGCCATGGACTACGTTGATGCCGTTGTGCGCGTCCAATCTGCCGAGCCAGAAGAACCCGAGTCCGAGCCGTCAGAGGAAGGCCTGATCATCACGAAGGCCGCGGTCAAGGGATGGGAAAAGATGTGCCTGATCCTGGCGAACTCTGATCCGTACTTCGCGCTCGATGCCCCGGACAAGCCCAACGTGGACTTGATTGTCAAGTTGGCGACCCAGGCGCTTGGATTTGACACCGTAACCGTGAGGAACCTGTCCGAGATCCAGCAAGCGCTGGTCGAGTACCACAAGGCTGAACGGGAAGAGCTTGACGATGATCAGGGTGACCTGTTCTCAGAAGACCCAGAATGGAAATAGGGAGGGCGACATGGGCAAGAGAAAACAAGCAGGACAAGAGGCAATCGCGCAACTGAACGAGTACGCGTGGGCGGAGAATCAGTCCAACATTACGATTCTGCATATGTATCCCGGCAAGCTGGCGTACCCAGAGGGGTTTTACGGCGATCGGTGGTTTCAGTTGGTTGGCTATGACGATGTAAGCAAGACACGGGTCGACCTTGGGCAACACGATCGAATCAACATTGAGGATGGAGTGGTGGTGCGACACGTCGAGATCTTCGCGGATGGGTCCACACTTGTGATGTTCGGCAAACCCGTTGAGGTAGATGACAATCAGGCCGCCAGCGTTTGTCCAGCGTACTGTTAGTATCGCGCGTGTGGCGTGCCAACCTTAAAGAATCCGCACTTGCGCAAACTCGTGCGGATTCCCTATTGACACGAGACGCATGATATGCTATAATCAAGGCGTAGTTAGGACAGCAACCAAGCAACAGGGGGGACACGATGAAGGCATACATGGTCACGTGGACAAAGTCACCGAAGAGCCGCCGATTCTATACGTGGATCAGGTATGCCGAAACCCTTGAAGCGGCAGCGGAAAGTGCAACAAGGGCAATTGACGAAGAGACATTCGGCGAAGGCATATTGATCAACGTAATAGCCGCCCCCGTTATTGGAGACGCGGTCACCGTCAAGGGCAAGACCTACGTAATCGAGACCATTCACACGGCTGACTCAACGCAAGCGGAACATCCTCACTATGCACAGAGTATGCGGGACCGTGGTCTTATCGCAAGCGGGAGTTGCCGCCTGGCAAGTGGCCGCAAGGTCCACGGCATTGACTGGTGGAAGAGCGGATCAGTGACGCTGTTTGATGTCTAGTGTTCGACTCCCCCGGTCGGGCGATAGCCGGCAGAAGGAACTTTGCGATGCATTACTATACTTGCACTCAGGGGTTCGAACTTCCTTTTGAGTCCGAGGCGGCAGCATTTGATGGTATATTCCGCGCGATCCTGGATGACGCCGCGCAATCATGGGAACTAGAGTGCTACACTGGGATAGAGCTTGTCCGGGACGATGGAGAGTCACAGTGGGTTTATGATACGGGAACCGGATACTCTGCTGTGTCATCAACTGTTCAGGATACGATTCGCGAGGCCCTTGTCTACTTGGACCGGGGCGGCACATGGCGATTTGTGGGGCCACTGGACCTTGAATGCGGTCGCTGCTACTAATCACACACGCCCCACCGGTCGGGCAAAAGGCCTATAGAAGGAGAATCTTATGCGTGGCAAGGCGGAGGCGGTAGCACGAAGTCTCTTGCGCGAACTGGGGAAGGACCCCAAAGATATCTCGCCAGACGAGGCACTTGTGGTGCTAGATGATTTTGAGCGAACCAATCCGAACCATGACGCGTCTGTGTGGTATCGCACCGCGACTGACAATCAGATCAGGTTGTTCAAACGAGAATGGCAGGGACGGCAGAGGTATTATGCAGAAAGAGATAGACTGGCTAGCGCGCGCTGAGTACTACGGTAAGGAAGCTGCCGCCAATGGCAGGCGGCACATGTCCGCGGATGATCGAGAGGATATTGCTCTAGCCTATGGTGTGTCAAGGTGGCTTGATATACCATTTTACGAACGTGACGCGGCGATGGAGTGCTTTCGTCGCGGTTGGGACATAGAAAAACGGAACCAACGCGGCTTTTGAAGCGCAACAAAAGGAGAGAGACCTTGAAGCACAACGATAAGAGATGCACGACCTGGGACAAGAACGAACCTTCGACTTTCAGCGATATCACCTTTGCTCCAAACTATGACCAGCCGCCGCACATATGGATCGAATTCGCTAACGGATATACGGCATCCATCATTTTCTGGAGTGACGCGTTTGAGATGGCGTGCATGAACAAGCTCGGAGTCGTGTACAATACCGCATTTGGCGATGACGTACGCTATTCCCTCGACGAAGCCAGTGTAACTGAGGGACTGCGGATCATCCACGGGTTGTCGCCCATTCCGTTTCGCTTCAAGGAGAGAAAGGCATGATCCCCAACAAACTAACCCTACACAACTTCATGTGCTATCGCGGCACACAAGAAGTGGACCTCACGGGCATGCCGCTTGTCTGCCTCACTGGCGACAACGGGCACGGCAAGTCCAGCGTCCTGGACGCCATCACGTGGGCGCTCTTCGGCCAGGCACGCGCCAACCGTGACGATGAACTCATCACCCTTGGCGAGTCCGACATGTCCGTCACGCTGGACTTTGAGTTGACGGGCCATCCGTACCGCATCGAACGCGGCCGCAATGCCGTGCGCCAGAAGTCATCACTGGCATTCTGGCTGATGGGAACTGGCGAGACAGGCACGGACATGGGCGGATCTGGCATCCGTGAGACACAGGCGGCCATCGTCAACACGCTCCACCTGGACTACGATTCCTTCGTCAACTCCTGCATGTTGGTGCAGGGGCGATCGGATTCGTTCATGGTCAAGCGACCAGCCGAGCGCAAGCAGGTGCTTGCCGACATCCTTGGGCTCGGCGACTGGGAGCAATACGAGGCCACGTGCGCGGGGCTGCTGTCTGCGGCCAAGAACCGCGCGACAGAGATCGAAGCACAGGCGAAGCTCATCGAAGGCAAGATTGAAGCCGAGAGCGACGCGACCGCTGCGCTAGAATCGTGCGAAAGTGCCCTGAACGTTGGGCTTTTGGGGGTGAAAACGGCGCAAACCCGCAAAGACGATGCGGAAGCCTCGTTGACCAAATATCGCGGCTTTCGGTCCACACAGGCAGCGAAGTTGGACGTCTTGAACCGCGAGAGGCGGGAGATAGTCGCGTTGGTAGACGCATTGTCCGCGGATGGTATCGCGCGTGGGCAACTTGCCACCATCAAGGAGCGCAGCGCGGAGATCATCGCGGCCTACAACCAGCTGGTTGCATTGCGCCAGGCGGAAAGCAACCTGGTTGACCGGTCGCAGCGCCACATGGCGGCAAGCAAGCGCGTCAATGTCGCTGAGGGCGCGCTGATTGACTGGCAGCATGGATTGGAGATGCGCCAGCAACAGGCGACCAAGGACATCCTACGACTGTCGGCGGCGCTCAATGAGATTGGGCACAAGATCAATGCCCGCGACCTACTGATCAGCAACCTTGAACTACTGAGTAACCTAGATGCCGCGCTTGTAGACAACGAAAACGAACGCAAGTCTCTTGAGGCAGAAACCACGGAAGTGCGTGACGTGCGTTCTGCGCTGAAGTTTGCCCGCGATAGCGCGTCGCAACGATTGTCAAGCGCGGCAAGCCTACAGGTCGGCGGATCATGCCCTACTTGCGGTCAAGGGCTAAGTGAAGAGCACATCACATCCTTGCAATCGGAGACTGAAGCTGAGTGGTTTGAGACCAACGCCCAACTAAAGGCGGCTGATGGTGCACTTGAGTTTCTAGCGCGACGCACAGAGGCATACCGAAAAGAGGCCGCTGAACTTCAGCGCAAGGTGACCCAGAGGATTGAATTACAAACTGCTATCGCGTCTATCACAGAGGCCATTGACGGGGCAGGCGGGTTGCGCGACGAATTGAAGACTGCCCACAGTGAAGGCGATACCGTTTCAAAAGAACTCGGAAGCAGAACATCCCTGCACGAGGAACGCGACGAGGCCAAGGTGGCACTAGATGAGATCGGCTACTGTTCTGCGGACCATGCCGCCTTGCGCGTGGAGCTTGCCAACAAGGCGAACGCGGAGCGCGACTACCAGGCATTGCTTGGGACCGAAACCGAACTACTGACGATCGAGCGCCGCATCCAGGAGCGCGAACATGCCTTGACGGAGAAGAGGCAACAGGCCGCAGCACTTGAGGCAGAAGTCGTCGCGCTGGAAGCGCAATGCGCCAACGAAGAGAATGAGCGATCGGTTCTGCGGGCGGCAGAGGCAGAGTTGCAACGGGCGCAGGACGATCTTGTCGCAGCCCAACGCCAGGAAACCATCGCTCGCCAACGTGTGCAAAATTTGCAACAGTTGGAGGCCGAACTCAAGGACCTGGAATACGGACGCGCCCAATCCGAACGTGAGACGGCCCGGTTGGCAATGCTGCGCGAGGCGTTCGGCAAGCGCGGCGTGCCGGCTCTCATCATTGACAGCGTCCTGCCGGAGATCCAATCCGAGGCGAACGTGCAGCTTGACAGGATGACCGATGGCCGTATGACCGTGCGACTTGAGACCCTGCGCGATAAGGTTACTGGAGGCGGGGCAATCGAGACGCTGGACGTCATCATTGGCGACGAATTGGGCGAACGGCCCTACGAACTGTACAGCGGTGGAGAAGCGTTCCGGGTCAATCTAGCGCTGCGCATTGCCATCAGCAAGCTATTGACGCGGCGCGCAGGGGCGCGGTTGCAAACACTGATCATTGATGAGGGGTTCGGTAGTCAGGATGTACGCGGGCGCGAGTTGCTCCTAGAGACGATCAACGCTGTGCGCCAGGACTTCGAGCGGGTCATCGTCGTGACGCACATCGAAGAGTTGAAGGACGCATTCCCGGCGCGGTTGGTTGTGCGCAAGGGCGTGGACGGGTCGCGCGTATACGTGGAGTAACCTTAAAGAATCCGCACTTGTGGAAACTCGTGCGGATTCCCTATTGACATTGGGTGCGAGATATGCTATAATCAGGGCGTAGTTAGGACAGCAAGCTACACAGGAGGATACGATGGTAAGCTTTGAAAAATGGGCCAGCGAATATACCTGGAAGGTCCGCAAGAATCCGAACAGGGTAGTAAGTTTCCAGGTTCCAAACGCCGACATCGAGGACTATGGTTGGACCATCATCGAAAAACGCGACGGTACCTTTTTCGTCACAGCATACCGGATGAGCGGCGGGGAAGTTAGTCTGCCATTCCACACCTTCGACAACGCAGAGGACGCAAAACTCTGGGCGATGCGCTGGGATTTCGACCGCCAACGACGTTTGGTGGATGAATTTAGAGCAGATGAGAGCATCGAACTTTGAATCACGCCCAGCCGGGCGACAGCCGGCAAAAGGAGCCCATACATGACGCGGGATGAACTGTCAAAACTAGAAGCAGAGTCAACTCAAAAGGCGCTATATCAGCGCCTTTGTGGAGGCAGCGTGATAACATATACTGGAAATTATGCCGCATTCTACATTGAAATTTATAGGGACAAGACCTATGCGGTGTTTGATAAGGAGTGGAAAAAGCTGAGCGTGAGAGTCTTGCCGGGATGGATAGGGCCACTTGACCTTCGCGAAGATGAGGTGCGCGCTTGAACGAACTACGACTGATCCACACGGCAGACTTACATCTCGGCACTGAGGCTGGCCCTGTTGACACGGACGGCCTCGGGCCGAGAACGTCGGATGCAATCCGCCGCCTCAGCGATTGCATCGAATACGCAATCCAAAATCACGTTGACCTGTTCGTCTTTGCTGGCGATGCGTACAAGTCGCGCAACCCGACCCAAACGCTACAGCGCGCCTTCGTGCGCCAGATCAAGCGCCTGGTGGGCTACGGCATCACCGTCGTGCTTGTGCCAGGCAACCACGATCGGTCGCGCAACGTCAACCGTGCCAACGTGTTTGACGTATTTGAGGCACTGGACATTCGCGGCGTGATCGTTGGTCAAGACGGCTTGGCGCAGACGATCACGACATTGTCCGGCAAACGCGTCTGGCTGGCAACCGTGCCGTATCCCGCGACCAACGGCATGGACTCGGCAGAGGTTGAGACACTGTTGCTCAAGGACATTGACAATGCAGCTTGGACTGCGTCTCAAGCCGCCCCCGTAATGGTTCCGCGCGTGCTTGTCGGACACTTCGCCCTAGCAGAGGCGACGCCTGGCGCAGAGCGCGGCATCATGGTCGGGCGCGACGCAACCGTGCCGGTGTCGCGGCTGAACGCGGACGTGTTCGACTATGTCGCTTTGGGTCACATCCACAAGCACCAGGAATGGGGCGAAAATGTCGCCTACTGTGGCAGTATCGAGCGCGTGGATTTTGGCGAAGAAGGCGACGCGAAAGGCTGGCTTGACGTAACGATTGACGCCAACGCGAAGACGACCGTCAACTTCATCGAACAGCACAACGTGCAGGCTCGGTCATTTGTCACCCTGCGAGCCGACGTGCGGCAAGAAGCGAATCCTGCGGCCGCGATTCGCGGCATGGTTGACGAAGCAATCGCGGGAGGGAAGATCGCGGATGCGGTTGTGCGGCTTGAGGTTATGCTGCTACCAGAACAGCAGGGCGCGCTGAACGAGGCAGAGGTCAACGCCAGGCTGGACTCTGTTGCGCAGTCACACGTCATGCACAAGACGATCGACCGCGTGGATCGCAAGCGGCTTGGCGGCGCGTCTGCGGAGTCCATGACGCGCGAGGAATTGCTACGAAATTTCTTCGTGGCGAAGGGGATAGGCGATGCCGATACAGAAGCATTGGTCGATCAAGGTGTCGCTATTATGCAGGAGCAGTCGCATGGGTAGAATGTGGACGCCATCTGAGACGCTGACGCGGGTCACGCTGAAACAGATCAATGCCAACACGGAGAATAAATTCTGTACCGTCTGTGGAAGAGAGATGCGTCTTCGAGCGACAAAAGAGGGATACGATCGGTTCACGGGCGAACGTCTGATAGAGATCAGGACAGAGTGTCCAGCCATAGGCGAAAAGCGCGGACTGTTTCGGCGCCTTGTTGAACACTTCGCGCTGGGTGAAGCGTCGCATGATTCATGGTGGCTGGGTGGACTGCGACAGTCTGAGTTCGACGCCTTGGACGAAGAGACGAAGAGGAAATTCGTCGTTGACGAGAAGAGGCCACAATGATAGCGATGCAGATTAGATGGTGGGACGAAAAAGATCTATGGATCCTGGCTTGTGACGCAAGGTGCGAGAAGGCCTGGGGAATGAACAGCCAGCCCAAGGTAAGCATGTCGGAAGACGAAGACGATTATGCATACCTTGCCGACGATGAACTTGGCATAGCACCAGATGACCCAGGCACGTATGAAGGGTTCCAGGCAAAGCCGATGTGCGCAACGAATCGTCTGAATAAGTGGTGTGCTCGGGAGTGTGAACGGTCCGTCATGGCGAAGCCAAACACTGAATTCGATCTTCCGAATCTTGCAGTGCGGCTTGGTAACATGCGGGAGTACGTTGATGACTGAACGAATATACAGGCTCGGAGCGATTGTCACTGTCGCCGAAGATGCGGCCAAATCGTGCGTAGCGCTTGTTGAACTGGAGAGGTTCCAAGCCATGCAGTACTCTCCAGAACTATGGGCCATGGTACACGCGACGACGTGTCTCTTCCGGGACGCGCTGAACGGGTTCGAGAAGATTGAGGCTGAATTCGCAGCGGAAGGAGCGCGGCAAGTTGAACGAGACTGAACATCCTGACGCGGTTAAGGACGCGTACTACCTGGCCTTCACGGCAGACACGGATCCCGCGGCGGCCATGGAGCGGTTCGCGCAGAAGTATGCTGAAGCGCCGCGCTGTTCCTTCGTCTCGCGCGGCAATCTTCTGGTGGGTCCGATCCCGGAGCATGCCACCAGGAACGGCGGGCGGAATTAGCGATTGGGCAGCAAAACGATAATTTGTCAACGCGGAATTGTAAACAACGATAATTTGGAGGCGGCATGAGTGACCTGGAAGAGATCAAGGGAATCATTGGACTATTGCCGGAGGGCGAGCGGATGACGGTAGACCTACTCGCGACGGCCATCCGGGCAATCGTCATGAGCAATAAGAACGGCGTATTGGCAATGTCGCTGGTTGGCATCGAACTGAGTAGCTCGATCGACGACGGCGGCAGCGATCAATAGGGACGCGCTGGCGTTGTGTGCAAAATGGGATGTTCACAACAACGAATTGCACACAGGACAGATCAACGGAGGCGGAATGATGGAGCAACATGAGCGCGTATTCGGCAACTTCAGGCGGACGCAGGGCGGGATCGTCTACGATGACGATCCCAATGTGATGCTCTGCGGCATGGATAGCACACACGAGTTATTCGGCGCCGCTGTGACCGACGACATCAGCGAACTGTCGGTTGGTGAGAAGTTCTATGTTCGGGTGACCTATGAGACGATCAAGCTACCAGACGACGGAGGGGGCAATGCACACAAACTACCTTGACATAAGAGGCCGGCTTGGAAAGCCCACGTGGTGGGACGAATACGCCGTGCCGCGCTACTGCGAATTCACTACAGATCGCATTGCCAATACCGGCGCGCGACAATGTGCCCTCGTAGAGATAGCGTGCCAAAGCTGCGGCCACAAGTATCAAGTAGCGGTGTCTAGCAGGGTAACTGACCCCTATCCGCTAAGCACACTCATTGAACAACGATGGATGAATTATGGAGACCCGCCGAACTACTGCTGTTTCATGGGCGCGAGCGTGAACAGTATTCCATTGCGCGTGTTGGAGTTCTGGATAATACATTCCGCAACGGGAATGGGATGGGAGCGTTTCGAGAAATATGAGAGCGCTGACATCGTGCCAGACTGGGCCAAGGATATCGTGGAGGAAATGCACCTGCTGGACAAGGGCGCGCCATGATTGAATACTGCCCCAACTGCTATGCAGAGTTGCTTCCACAACAGCAAGAGTACTGGAACAAATATGGTCTTCCAGAACTTGGCGAAGCGGCGTGTGTTGCTTGGATCCCGCCTATGTTCAAGTGCGAATGTGGATTCCCAGTCGACGGCATAGTGATAACGCTGGAAATACAAGATGGAAAGATCCTCCGGGAATCATGGATATGGCCCCAGTGGACGTGTTCACATTGCGGCAAGACCATCCCGGAGCGCGAGACGCATCATTGTTCGCAGTAGCCGCTGGTTAGTATTGGCCCAGCGGCTGAGGCCTTTGTGGAACCCGAACTGTCAGTAAGGGTCAGATGGATCGTAGCACAGAATCGCGCGGTCGGCAAGTCAACCTTAAAGATTCGCGCCGGCTATTGATTTCCCGCCGCATGTATGCTATAGTGTTCTGGAGGGGGAAGAATGGACGAACACAATGACGAAGACGAATTCACTGATCTGGGGGATGGATTCTCCATCAACATCACGTATCTGCAAACGATTGCCGACAGGATGGCTGCGCCTTGGCTACGGCTCGCGGACGTTCTCGAAGAGGCGCGCATAGCCTTCGAAGAATTCAACGAGATAGCAGAGTGCTACGGTATAACGGTGGATGAACTCTGATGTCAAGCAAGAAGAAGGTGTCTGATTTTTTTGTCACAATTGGCCCCATATCGCCACCGGATCTACTAGGGCTAGTCGGTCTTGTTGATCCCGTTGTACGCAAACACATACTGGGGATGTTTATGATCCCTTCGCACATTATAGACTGCGACTTGGCGCGTCAAGCGGCAGAACAAGACCGCCTTTGGCGAGAAGAGAATGAACGCGTCGCAATGGAGTTTGGTATAACCGTAGAACAGGTTCGGGCACTGGACAATTCTCACCTTGGTCCAATATGGCGCGCGGCATGTCGCTCAGGTAAAGACGACACGCGCAGACTGATTGAGATTTCAGAAAAATGGGTAGAAGAGGATAAAGCATGAAAGAGCGACCGATTCTCTACGGCGCGCCGATGATCCGTGCGCTAAAGGCTGGCATCAAGACGCAGACACGACGAACGCGCGGACTTAAGGAACTCAATTCGTCTCCTGACAGTTGGGAAGTAATGCCATCCTGGTGCGACGGAGAGTGGATCTTTCATACGGACCCCTGGACCGAGGCTCATGGCATTGAATGTCCATACGGCAAACCTGGAGACGTTCTGTGGACGCGCGAGACCTTCGCCATTGAGAACAACTTCAACATGGGCGACTACGATCCACCGCTCAACGACGGCCGGCCCGTGCGAAGACATGATGATCCCGACTATGGGAAATGGTGGGAACAGTGTCACTACCGCGCCACGGATCCCACGCCAGAACTGGCCTACGAGGACAGCGGCAGCGAGCCGGATGTCCGTTGGAAGCCGTCGATCCATATGCCTAAGTGGGCGTCACGCCTCCGCCACGTCATCACTGACGTGAGTTTGGAGCGCTTGCTAGATATTACGTTTGACGACGCGATCGCCGAGGGCGTGTTCGCCGACTTCGATCCACAAGACGGGCATGGGTTCCGATGCGAAGCGCGCATCATGTTTTTCGAGTTGTGGGATTCGATCAACAAGAAGCGCGGGCTAGGATCCGATGTCAATCCGTGGGTGTGGAAGATCACGTTTGAGGAATGCGGCAATGGATGATGCGCTCTTCGATCATCTAGATGGCATAATCGCGTCTGCTGAGACCATATCGTCCATGGTCGGTACCTTGATCCGGGTTGCCGAGAAGCTTGACGGAGAGCCCGAGCCCACGAACGTCCAGCTTCTCAAGAACATCTTGCGGGACGGCGTTCTGTTCATTGCGGCCGAATGCAAGACGATCGACGAGCATGTGGGGGCATTGGAAAAAGACGGCGATGCATAGAGAACCCATCTGGGTCTTCAGGTACGATCCCCAACGATTCCTGTGGTTGTGCGGCAACGTGCACGGAGAGCTACACAACGTGTGCGATGAGGCGATAGACGCGTATTTCGAAGCACGTAAGCCCATGCCGATTGGCGACAGCGTCCATCGCAGATTTCCGATCTACAAATATGGGGGTGTTACCCGGAAATGGCCGGTAAGCACAGAGACAATGAATTACGTTGGCGTAACACTTGAGCGTTGGGTGTTCTACGATTGGCACATTACATTCTGGTGCAAGTTCGTTCCTGAAATTCCCGCATGGGTATGGCAGGGAAAAGAGTACGTCAAGCAATTGGATCCCATCAAATGCAAGGAGTATCTAGATGCCAAAGCACAACTTGATGAGCGAACGCACACAACCGGACCCCAGACCGATTGAGGCCGTCATTGCAGAGATTGAAGCGCTCTACAATCGCGGACGCGGTCCGCGACCGGTAGACAATCTGCGCTACGTGGGTAAGAAAAGCTGTACAAGGTGCGGCAGGCCAATTGCTACAGCCGCTGCCTATCATGACCTCGGGGCAGGCAATGGAACCAATCTCTGTTGGGGTGATTGCCACCAAGAAGCGGATCTTACCGTGCCAATCATGGACGTCATGCGCCTGGTGGATGAAATCCGCCAACTTCAACGGTCCCATGATGAGAAACAAGCGTAATGCCACCAGGACGCATATTTACCCGAAAAGACATAGAAACGGCAAAGGCGGCCCGTAGGACTAGGAAGTTAGCCGCTTTGCAGTCAAACGTGCGCTTCGATTGGCCAGACGATGCGCGCTGGGTGGACCTGGCAACGGAGCGCGGCGTTCGTCTGCCGTTGCGCCTAGCATTGTGCACGCCGGCAAGCATTGCGCGCTTCCTGCATCGGCTCGGGCGTGACGGCGCATGGTTCAAGAAGTGGAGCGGTTACAATCCAGCCGGGTGGATCGCGATGAACCCGCGCTGGTCGCTGCGCGCGGTAGTAGGACTCATACTAGAGGAACTATAAGGAGAGAAACGTGAGTAAGCTTTTCAAACTAGAAGACGTGGTCAGTGTGGTTACCGGTTACTTCATGTCCGAGGACATCGGGGACATCTACGCCATCCTCAATTACATGACAGGGGATGACCTATTCACTCACCAACTACCGCGCGCGGCAGATGCATGCAGGCCAAGCCTGATAGAACAACATCCACTTCTGGCGCAACTTGACTTTGACGGCCTGGAACTCGAAGAGATGCGCGCCAAGATTGAGGAAGTGCGCCCGAAAACCGGCAATGAGCTGTGGGTTAGTCCGCTGGCAGAGTGGGAGCACAAGGGAGCCATCCGGGAACTTACCGAACTTGTGGGCGAAGATCGAGTGATCGTGCTTGACGTGGAGGGGCACGCATGAAGATAGCAGAAGGCGAGCTGATGATTCTTGGGAGATGCAAGACTGACGGAAACGTCCTGTATCTGCCAAATGAACAGCTTGACCGCAAGACCTACGAGGCAGTGAACAAGTGCCTCGTTGCCATCGGCGGCAAGTGGGATCGGAAGTCGAAGGGGCATGTGTTTGACCACGATCCCGCGGACGATCTGGACTCCATGCTGTTGACCGGCGAAGTCACGGACACCAAGAAGCTCTACCAGTTCTTCCCGACGCCGCGACCAATCGCTGAGCAGATGTGCGACCTGGCAGAGTTGGATTCGACATGCACGGTCCTTGAGCCAAGTTGCGGGCGCGGCGACTTGGCCGATGTTATCTATGAACGCGGCGTGGCCGAGGTCTTCGGCGTGGAACTAAACCAGGGCATGGAACGATACCTCCACGATAAGCCGTATGCCTGCATGGTTGGCGTAGACTTCCTGGAATTTGCGCGCGACGAGAATCACTATTGGGACCGGATCGTGATGAACCCTCCGTTTGCACACGGACAAGACGTGCAGCATGTTCTCGCCGCGTACAAGCTTCTCGCTTCGGCTGGGGTCCTTGTTTCAGTGATGAGCCCGTCGCCGTTCTTCAGGGACAACAAGGCGTCGGTTGGTTTCCGCGAATGGCTTCGTGAGGTTTATGCAGAGGTCATTGACGTACCTGAAGGTGCATTCAAAGATAGTGGTACGACGATCCGGACGAAGATTGTCAAGATAAAGAGGTGAGATAACACCATGGCAGACGGAACGGGGAATGACGGCAACACACTACACGTCCCGGACAACGCGGCGCTGATTGTGCAATGGAACGGGCATCACGTTGAGCTTCATCACACGCAGGGAATAATCGTCGTCGACGGTGTGGCATGGGACATCGAGAGTCTAGCGCTGATCGGGTCGGATGATCCCATGAGGGTAACATTTTGGACGGAGAACGGCCGTCGCTACGCCTTTGTCCAGAAGCTCGCCAAGAAGCCGCGTGGACTACCCAAGGTCACAAAGGGAGAGCAACGATGATGGAACGTCTTCGTCCCGTCTTAATCCTGCTTGAAATCTTCGGTGCTGCAATCTTCGTCTGCTGTGGTATAATAGCAGCGGCACACGGATTGGCCGCACATCCATTCCTGGCGCGCGTCGCAGTGAGCATGTTCCTTGCGATGATTGTACTCATTGTGCTGAATTGGGGCACGTCCACACTGAAACGGGGTGAGAATGCGGTGCGATTTCCATACGGCAATTATGAAGGAACTGGACCGGATCGAGGCGAAGATTGAAACGCTGCACAAGGCATGCGATGAACTTGGAGAGGACTTTCAAAAGTTGTTCAGCGAAGCGGAGGATCTGAATGTGGGAGAGGTAGATGGTTGACGTTCCATACCAGTGCCAATTGCGCTTCGAGGTTTCGGGGACGCCGGTAGCGAAGCAGAGCTTTAGGTTTCGCTCGGGAGGTGGCTATCAGCCTCCGCGCGTGGTCGCGTGGGAGAAGGAAATCGCGCGTTGCGCGCGTGCGGCCATGGGGGATCGTCTGCCGTTCATCGGGCAGTGCGAAGTGCGGCTTGACTTCAGACTGCCAACCAAGCGCCGCGTTGACTTGGGCAACCTGAGTAAGCCCGTGCTGGACGCGTGTAACAAGATCGCGTTCAAAGACGACAGTCAAGTCGTGCAGGAAACTAACACAAAGCGGCTGGACAGAGACAATCCGGGCGTGTCGGTTGTGATCGTTGAATTGCCATAGGAGCGTGCATGGACAAAGACGATAGGCTAGACAGAGACGACAAGCTGGTCTCGCTTACCATCGCAATGATGAACGGGAAGCGCGTTCTCACGAAGGACATTGCGGAAGAGTTTGACATAAGCCTAACGACGTCGTGGCGGTGGCTTCGCAAAATCGCCAAGTTTACCAACATGCAGATAGACGATTGCGGCTACTGGTACATAGACAACATCCGTCGCAGACAGGTGCAGGTCGAGTACTTCCGCCCCTAGTCCTTCTTCTTGAACGCCAGGATCCTTTGACCGGTAGGCCCCTTGGCCCACCGCTGTGTTAGCCGCCCCTCTCGAACCTCTTTCTTCAGCAGATTACGTGCCACATCATCGTCAATGTCCATTTCTTGCGCCAGATCACGCGTAGTGACTTCCCCTTCTTGCAGTTCCATGAGCATGTATCGGTCGCGCAACTCGCGCAGAATGTCGCTATTCAAGCGTAAGCTCCTCTTCTTCGTCCTGTTGGATTTGCGTAATCAGTGGTATCACTTCCGACGATCCGTCTGGGTCGATCTGAATCACCAACAAGCCAATCTCCGATACGCCGTCTGGGTTGAGGCGATAGACGAACTCCGTCTTGAGTTGCCAGCCGGGAAGCGTGAACGCCTCAGATACGATCTTGAAGTTCCTGTCGCGTACTTCTGCGCGGTCTGACTGGTGGCGATGCGATCGGACGATGAAGCGTGGCATCTCCGCCTTCGTTTCTAGGCAGTCCAGGTAATAGGACTTTAGGAACCAGCGCAGGTTGTTGCCGCGCAACCAGTTGCGCGCGCCGCGTCCCGGTCCATGATGCGCGATGCTGATGAGATTGCCGCCGACGCGCAGCAAGAGACGTTTCTTGACATAAGATCCGACCGTGTTATCGTCTGGCTTGATATCCAGCAACGTGCGCGCGATGCGCTCTTCCGTGCTAGAGCCCGGCCCGACATGAGGTTCAGTGCCAGTGATGTAGAAGAGTCGATCGCGGCCTTGACGGAAGGACACCCGATCGAGCACTGGTTGCATACAGCGGTAGTGAATGCGTTCCTGGACGTCCTTGCGCATGGTCATGAGCTGCGTCGTGCCGTGGTGAATCCCTTCTATGGCGTCGCCATTGTGACAGACAATCAACTGTCTGCCCCGGCGCAGTTCCGCGACAGTGTCCCACGAATTCAACCAGAATTCCCATTCCAACAGTTGCCATCGGTTGGGCGCAATGGCCTCATCGTCTGGTAGAATCGTGGGCGTATCAGGATGTAACGCGAAGGGATGGCCGCTGTGCAAATCACCGAACAGCGCAAGTGTCCAGCCTTCTTTACTTCGCATTGAGCTTGGCATTCAGGAGCGATGAGATTCCGTCAATCTTGCGCTCCACTGACTCCAGACGGGTGTCCATCTGGTCAATGCGGGAGACGATGCCGCGATAGCCATTGGTGATGCCGCCGACAAGCTCGATCATGGCGGCCTGATCGTCCGCGTCGTCTTCCGGCAGATCCATCACGGCTTCGATGGCGCAATCGTAAGATTCCCCGACATCCGCGTCGGCCATCATGGCGCGCACGAATTCCGTTGTGAACGTGTAGGCTGGCTTGTCTTGAATCTCAGACTTCATGCCGATGGCATTGATGCCTACTCTTGAAATCGCCCGAGTCACCGCCTTCAGTGATGCATCGGGTTCTGCGCTGTAGCATGCCGCCACTATCATCGCCCGCGGATTGCCCTTGCGCGCCTGCGTTGCGACCCATGAGCCACCCACGGTTGTGTTGTCTGCCAGAAGCAACCTGTCTGGCATACCGTGTCCAGCCCACACGACGATGTCATGCTTTTGGCGCAGCACGGATGCAACCTTTGACTTCGTGGCATTTTTGCCGCCAACCAGGGTATAGGTCACTCCTTCGATGTTGGCAATCTCCGATATCTCATTCGTCCAGGTGATCGGTCGTTGTCCGGGTGCGTCAGGTGCGATAAGCAAAACGTCCATGTGAGATGTCCTCCGCCGGTGCTAGATTGATGTGCTCTCTCATTTTTGCTACCAACGATCGCTACTCAAGCCACGCTAGTATGATTTTCAGGATGCGAGTCAGAATGCGCTTGAACCATGACACATCGTCGGCATCAATGGGTGTATCCGGTTCGTCTGGCGTGTCCGATTCATCGGGTTCTTCGGGCGTATCTGGCTCTTCAGCCACAGCACGCTTACGCCACGTGAAGCGGAAACACACGTGCCGCTTGTAAGGCAACCCCACTCCGCCGATGATGTCCGAGTTGATGCGCCCGGCATTGTCGCCAACGTACAGCGCGAGCGGTCCTACTGCTGGTGGGTAGTAGCCATTGCTGATGACATGCTCCCCAGACGGATTGCCAGGCAAAAGCTTGTTCTGTAGACGCGCTTCAGGATCCCCGACGTGTGCCGCTGCGTTTTCCAGTCGCCAGTACGGATACGACAAGTAGACCTTGGCCGCGGTTTGGATGTTAGCTTCGTTCAACACAACGCAGGTCGCGACCGTGTTATTTCCCGAAGCCGTTTCGTCAATCAGTTCCGCAAGAACCAGTTCGTATTCCGTGTCCGGTTGCTTCTCGACAACCAACTCCACACCAACAACCTGATTTGCGCTGTTCAGCGCGTTGGCGCGGCAATTCTCCGCGCGTGGATCAAAGTCAGACATTCAGGTCACCTCTTCCAGATAATCGCCATGACTCCATCCCGTTATGGAAAGTCCGTTCAGCGAACCGGTTACGCGCAACCAGGGCGCGTCTTCCTCCAACACCGTGAGCACTGCCCCCTGCGGCCAGACACCGATCACTTGTGAGTTGACATTGGCTGTGGATCGACACCGCAAACCGATAGCTGGCAGAACCTTAACGAATCTGCCCGTGCGCAAGTCCGACATGCGCGCAAACAGGAACCGGCCGGGGCACACCGTGCCCGCCATGACTTCACGATGAGCGAAGACCCCCAGCGGCTGGGGGGACAGAAAGTCATTCAGCACATGAATAACTTTCACAAGCGTATCGAGCAATAGTTGCGGTGGTTCGTCCGTGTCGAAGTTGCCCATGCAGGACACGCCAATCGAATCCGTGTTCGCGCCGCCCGCGTGCCAGCGGATCGTTCCGATGTCCCCGACGTAGTGCACGGAACCATCCACGTTGACGCCGATGTGATAGCCGATGCCGGGCCATCCTTTGCTCGCCACATGGTAGTGCGCAACGGTCTCCCATGTAGTGGTCGTGGGTGTCGCCGTGTGGTGGATGACGATGCGGTTGATTGCGTCAAGTTGCCGAGTTTGGTATGTTTCTGCACCGGTCTCCAATTCCGCGCGCAGATCAGTGAACGCTTCCCCAAATGCTGTGCGCAGTGCGTCAGCCAGGGTTGCGGTGGCGGGTTCCTGTGGAGGTATCTCTATGGGGATGTTGTGATAGTGGTTGGCGAGGATGTCAACCACTTCGCCGTCAATGCGGTAGGTGTCCCACTTGGCGTCGCCGTTGGACCCCAGGCAGTAGACGCAGTAGCCCAAGATGCGGTCGCTCCACTGTTCGCAGTACTGACCGATGTTGATCAGGTCTTGCGCATACTGTTTGGCCGATGCACCAGGCATGGCGGCCCACCCCGCGGCCTTCTTGCCCGTGATCAAGCCGTCGATCCCGTACTCCGTGATGCCAAACTTGAGCTTCTTGTACGGGATCAGGGGTAGCACTTGCTTTTCCAGCCTGTGAATGTTCCAGTCGGCGCCGCCCTTGCTGTCGGGCCCCCAGAGGGTGGGCGTGCCATACTGGTGCGCAATCCAGATGTGGCCCCAGCGTTCAGCAAACTCCATGGATTCATCTACCTGTCGCCACAGCGCGGCGCGGTCATTCTCCGGCAGGTCCGGTTGCCCCGTGGACGTACCATCCATCGCGCCGTGATAGTTGGCCTCGTTCGCCAGTTGCATGCGGCGCAACAGGTAGCGATTCAGGTTCGGGCGTTGGTCCCAGAACGGGCACACTTCGTTCTCTACGGCCCAGTAGTCTACCAGCCCAAAGGCCTCATTGTTCACAATCAGACCGTGTGCCCACTGCGCCGCGCCTTCGGGATCGTTTTTGATCCGCTCGTTCATCTCGTTGTCTTCAACGTAGACGCGCGCGATGGTCGTGGTGTTGGGGCACACCGCCTTCAGTAGTTGCATGTCCTCGCGTTTTGGGATCAGCTTGAGCGCCAGGCGCGGTTGCCACAAGGACAGTGTGTCAACGAACGGCGACACGCTGCCCGAGATGTGCGGGCCGATGATCGCGCCCTTACTCATCGCTGCCCCCATTGGTCATGCGTTCCGCACGATAGGCCAGGCCGTATTTCTGATTCACCAGGTCATAGAGGATCTGCGCGGCGTAGCTGTTCTTCATCCAGGTTTCCGAATGCGTCGCTTCCAGTTGACGTAACGCTTCCTCAGTGTACCAACGCCCAATGCGCGTTATGTCGCCCAACGCTTCGGGATGCTCTTCAGACGGCAGGGTGCGATGGGGTTCAACAAACTGATCCTTGAAGAGGTCAACGCGGTGATACATGCCAGGCGGCAAGTCAATCTTGCCACCACTGACGCGCAGTTCAACGTTCTCTGCAATTACGCCGACGTTCCCATGTGCAGCGTAGAGCCGCGCCAGGCACGTGCCTTCTTCCTGCTCTGTTCCGACTTCGATTTCGCATCCGTCTTCACCAACCGTCAGGAGCCACCGATCGAAGTAGACGCTGTCTTGTTCGAAGGTCAATTCGCCCGCGCCGCTTTGGTACATGCTGTGGCCCCAGTTGCCGCTATCGCCAGTCACGCCCCATTGCACTTCGGGGTATTCCGCGCCGCGAAAGACGATCCAATAAGCGGCGGGGTCGGGTAGTTCATGTTCTATGTCCAAATAGTGCTCTACCCATGATCCTTGCAAACTCACGAACTTAGCATCCCAGTCCATGGCATGCAAGATCATCCAGTACAGTTCCCACGGATCCTTGTTCCCGCCTTCATCGCGTGGCTCGAACGCGCAGTAAGGCGCATACATGGATTCATCGTACTTGCCGATGGTGGTTCCGTTTGTCTCTCCCACTGCGTCTGGTTGGTCGATCTGAAGTCCGTTCATCTTGTAGCCAATGCGGTACTGATCCAACATGCCAGCAACCACGCCCCGCAGGTTCTTGCCCCACGGCTCTCCGGGCGCGGGCGCGGCCTCAATGTAGACAGGGATCGTTCCTGCGGCGGCACTGGCGCGCTGCATCAGCGCGTCAATAAAGTCAAGGTACTGGTAGACGGTCATCACCTGTGCCCCGGCTGCGGCGAAGGCAACACCCTTGCGATCGCGACACGCCAGCGTCTCTTGGTCGACGCCGAGCGCCAACCAGAACGCAGCAACCTGCGGGTTGTTCTGGTAGCGCTTCAGGATTGCTTCTACCGCATTGGCGTAGGCGTCAATCCATGCGTCATTGTCATAGGCGGGCATCTCCGCCGTCTGTCCATTCACGGTCAGGACGTGTGACTTCTTATGGAAAGTCGGCGTCAGGTCAACCAGATCGTTCATGTAGAAAACAAGTGCCAGGTGCACTGGGTCAGAACGTTTCGCCATCCATGAATCTAGTTTGCCGAAGTTATAGACCCCTGGCGCGGTCTCGAATTCGCGCCAAATGACTGGCAGGGGTGAGTTCCAGCCCTCAGGCGCTTGGCGCATGACGTCCCATGTCAGCACGAAGTCCATGTAGATTTCCTCCACGTGATTACGCGAATCGCGATTCTAATAATCGTGATTCGATTAGGCCGGCTTGCCTTCCAGCCTGGCAACCAACAGCATCACGCGCTCCGCCTCATTCAGTGTCCAGCGGTCATACGCGTTGACTATGCGCAGCAAGGTCATTGCCTCACTCTGTGTCACGCCAAGATCGGTCACGATGTCTGGCGTTGCCGCATCTGGTCCGGTAGACTGATAGCCACCAGGCACAGCCACAAGTCGGTATTGCTCGAGTTCTTCCGGCGACAACTTGATCCGCTTGAACAGCGGGAGCAACGTTTCGAAGTCGCCAACGCGCATCGGTTGCACCGATAGCGCGGTCTGTAGCGACACGCGGTCAAAGATGGTGAATCCCGTCAGTTGCTTCTCTTCCTTGGCTGGTTCTTGGACGCGTTTTGTGACCATCTCTCTCTCCTTATGTAGATATCTTTCTGCCACCATTGTAGCACGGGTCGTCAAGAACACAATCGACTACGATTGCTTGACTAGGCCAAGGTTCTGGAGCGCCGTGATGACGTCATCCACGACGGCCCCGGCCCCGGTTGCCAGGACGGCGCGAACGATTGGCGCGACGCCATAAAATCCAAGTGCGGACTCAGTGCCCGCGCCGCGTATGCGAATACCTTCGCGTGCCGCCGTATCGTATGCGCTCAGCACAAGATCGGCCTTGCGGGTCGCGTGCGTTGCCTCATACCACAACGTCGAAATGAGTGCGGCGGACTGAGCCGCGGTAGTTGATGATTCCAGGTTGAACGCTAGTCCCAAACCAAACCCAGCCGCCGCCGTGCCGCTGGTGTCGTGACCAAGCGTAGCAACGTTCACGATGGCATCTGTGCCAGCGTCGGTGAGAAGTGTGTGGAAACGTGTAGCCGGTCCCGTCGTCCCGATACCGACGTTGCCCCCATCTAAGATAGTAAACACCTCAGTTGCGCCGTCAAAGATATTAACCAAATCACCCGTACCATCACCCTGTACTCGCAGGACGGTATTGGTCTCCGAGGTAGCACTGTCTTGGACAATATCCATGACGGCTGTGGTAGCAGTTCCGGCAGTATTGTTGCGGTAGAAATATCCTGCTCGGTAGTTCGTGCTGGTGCCAAAGACGCCAATATTGTTCGTGCTGATGCCATAGACGCCAACAGAGTTCGTGCTGGTGCCAAAGACGCCAATATTGTTCGTGCTGTTGCCATAGACACCATAAGAGTTCGTGCTGATGCCATAGACGCCAATATTGTTCGTGCTGTTGCCATAGACACCATAAGAGTTCGTGCTGATGCCATAGACGCCAATAGAGTTCGTGCTGTTGCCAAAGACGCCAACAGAGTTCGTGCTGGTGCCAAAGACGCCATAATAGGTTCTGCCCCTTATCTTGTACCTTAATCTCGCATCAGTATTAGTCCAGGTTGAACCATCAGTAGAAGTGGCTCCCAGATTAGTAGAGACATCAGAGTCAAGGACAATATTGCCACCAGTGGGAGCGGCAGAATACTTTAGTACCAACCAATAACTTGCCCCCGAAGTTAAGGTATATTGGGTTCCTACTGATAGCTCCTGATATGAAGTAGTAATAGTGCCCAAACGGACACTATTGCCCGTAGCTAAAGCTGCGCCAGTGGGTTTTGAAGGCGAACCGCCATCATCGGCATAGAGATAGCCGACAACATAAGCAGTGGTATTGGTAATATCGGCCGACTCTTTAATTCTAACTAAGTAGTCACCCATAGTGTGGTTGCCGTCAGCCGTAAACTTAACTGCCACATACTGGGTAGCCATGGTAGAGTCAGTACCCGTGTAGGCAGAACCATCCTGTAGGGTAGAAGCGATTTGGGTAGCCGAGATGGACGGATAGGTAGACTGGTTGACAGTTTGGTTGGTAATGATATTACCGACTACATCTAATTTATAGCCGGTGGTGGGAGAGATGGTGCCGATGCCGACTCTCGCATTTGTCGTATCGACATTGAGAATGGACGTTCCAGCCGCGTTCTGCATTTGCAGCGCCGTCGTACTGTTAGCCACTGGCTTCCATGACGGTCCGATGATGCCATTGGTGAACGTCTGCGCCTGCGCGGACGCGCCAGTCTGTGCACCGGTGGTCAGTAGGAAGCCAGTAGAGGCAACACTGTTGAGGTACTGCGCGTTGAGATTGTTTACTATCGTCGTACTGGCAATCGTCAAAGGCGCCGTGCCCGTGGCGACGTCGCTCTCGAATGTCTGGGCGCGAATTTCATAGCTGCCAGCATCCCAGTCGGCAATCAGCGGTCGCGTACCCGTATCAAGCAACGCCACCTCATTGATGATCCCGCTTCCCGAAGTGGTGTACATGGCTTCGTCATCACTGTCATTCTCGAAGCTGATGGCGAGTTTGATCTGTCCGCTTGCATTATCGTTGTCTGCCCCAACCGGCGCGGCGTCGTTGAACACGCTCCACGACGATGCCAACACAATGATATCTGCCCCAGCCGTGGCGGAGGCGTTCCACGCCAGCGTGTTGCCGCCAACATGCGGACACGAACTCTTCAGGTGGCATTCCTGTATCTCTACGTCTCCGCCCGTGCCCTCATGCTTGACAATGTAAGTCTTAGCTGATCCGCCCGCATTCGGATTGCGCGCGTAGATAAAGCAGTTGTAAAAACGCGCATCTGTGCTTCCGGTAAAGCGAATGGCGTGTACTGCGGCATCCACACTTGTATTGATGACGATGTAGCAGTTGGTAAAATAGCTTGTATCCACTGCCGAATTGGCAATGACTGAAGTTGTAGCAGGATCAGGGGCATAAATCGTCAGATCATCAACGTGTGAACCGCCGCCACAGGTAAGCACGCCGCTGAGTGTGGTCGCTTTCCAGCCATGCCCACGCAATGACACGTAGTCAGGCAATGTGACATTTTCCACGTAGATACCTGTCCATACCTCAATGACATATGGGTTGTCAGCAGCCGCATCTCCAGCTGTGTTGATGGCGGTCACCGCCGCGCCAATGGTTGAGTAGTTACCGTTGCCATCAGCATCGACAACCATGATGTTGGTGGTCCAATGCTGATAGCGCGCATCGCCCGTCTGGCGATTCAACGCATCTGTGTCCGCGGTCGCGTCACCAACTTCCACGAGTCGCAATGAGTTGAAATCAACGGTTCCACTACCGACAACAAATTGAAGTGCTCCGCTTGAGTCGATCAGTATGTCGCCGCCGAGTGTGTTGATACTGAGTCCAGAAAGTGCAACCAGATCAAGGTTGCCAGCAGATGCATATACCGTCACATTGAAAAGGATATCGGGGGGCGATGGCTGGACGGCCTTTATTGAAAACTTAGTGTCGCCGCCCGCGTTGACCCATTTCAGCGCGTTGGGATCACCAGTTCCGCTTGTTATCTTTATACCGTCTGCGTCTAGTGCGACATCACCGCCGCCAGCTTTGATTGATCCATCCGAGTCAAAGTACGCCTGTAATGTGCCAGCATTCAGCCCAAGCAACATGCCTGCCCCTGATGTCGGATCCCACCCAAACACGACACCAGTCGCGGTTCCATAGTCTGACATACTAGTGAACGTTGTCGATCTGTCAATCGACGCGATCCACTCGTTTACATAAAGGTTCTGGACTTCACCATTGAAAGCAGGCGTTGTTGGTTGGCTGTAGGCGCCACCCGTTCCAGCGGCTCCGCCCCCGACATAGTTGCTCAGCTTAGCCGTGTGCCCGCCAAAACTCACGCGGCATGATACTGACTCAGGACCGGTAAGCGTCGTAACAACCTGCCTTACTGCATAGTAGCCCGTGAATCCCAGCGTTGAGAACTCCACTTGCAAACGCTGCCCGGCACGAATGCCCCAGCGCGCGACCTCCAGCGTACCAGTTGCAACGCCATAGGCGTATTCTGTCAGGAGTGCGTTGGCTATCTCAGTGGCCGCGTCCTCGGTTGTAATGGTAGAGTCAGGGACTTCGTAGTCGAACCACAATCCGTATTGTGCCTGGCTTGCGGCGTCTTCGGCTTGCGCCGTTACGTTTTCGTTGTAGACATAAGTAATGGATATGTTATCCACGCCGA